GTGAAGTTACCGACACATTCCGCCTGCGCAATTGCAAAGATCGTCGGATCAGCGAAAATGTGGTTATCGCTTTTCCAGCGCAGCGTCGCATAGTTCCCGCCTGCGAACTGGTTCAACGACGTGCCGTTGACGGTGTACATCTGGTCAGTCGTGACCAGCACCGACGCCGTTTGCGCTACCAGATTCGGCAAATCCGTCATGGCTCCGTCTGCTTCGTCAAGATCGATCATGAAGGCCGTGAACGCATTGCTCTTGGAGAAAAATAGGATGCGGCCATCGTAGTAGGCCATCTGCATATCCGACAGCGTGTTATTGCAGCGCGCGCGCCATGTCGCACGCGTAAAAAAACGTTCGGACAAGCGCATGTCGGCTTGACCACCGTTGATCACGACAATGCCCTCATGCGAGGCGTAGAACACCATGCCCTTAACGTTCAGGATTGCCCACTTCGACACACCCGCTTGCGGAATGTCGAGTATGGTTTGCGACATGGCGTCCGGGCTGATACCTGATACGAGAACGGGATTGCTCAATGTCGTCACCAACGCGCCGGTACCACAAGCAACAGCACCGACAACCGCATATTTGAAGACAATCACATAACTAGGAGGCCATGACCAAGGCCGGTAAGCGTCGGAAAACCACATCTCATTGCCTTTCCAAGCCGCCAAAATGCCATTGCCCAGGTAAATCAACCCTTGCAGAGCGGGCGGCGGCGGATAGGCATCGAAATACTGTAGCGGCGTGCTAAGTGAAGCAGAGGTGGATGTGTCATTAACGGCGACAGGCCCAGTCGATCCGAAAGCGGACAGTGCATAGTAATAGTCTGACGACGCGCTACCGTTGGACGTATGGTAAATGCGCGCCTCGTTGATCGGCACATAGCTACCGTAGCCGTCAAAATTTACTTGCACGGTCACCGTGCTGTACGAAGTCTGATTGTTGTAAGAGATCGTCTGCACATTGACGACCGTGGCATCGCTTGGCGGGCCTTCCTCGTTGTAAATATTGGCGTAGGTGTAGGTATATGCCCGTGTCTCTGTGAAAACCTGCACTTGCGCCGCGACAGCAGCATCGCGCGCAGCTTGTGCCGCCGCAAGATCGGATGCCGACTGATCCTGCACGGCTTGCAAGCGGGCTGCATAGGTTGCCGCCGGTTGCATTGGTACAGCAGCAGCAGCGGCTTGCGCCGCTTGCAAATCTGCCGCGCTTGGCGGTGTGCCTTTCGGCATCGTCGGCAATACCACGTTGACCACTGGCGCCACTGTTGGCCTGGGAACTCCAACGGTATAGACAGAGGTTGGCGCAGCAGCGTTTGCCGTCGCAAGCGAGCGCGGTGTGACTTGAAAGCCGCCTATCAGGGAAGTAAAGTACAGTCGATCATTCGCGACGCCGGAACCAAGCGGACTGATCACCGCATCCGTATCGATCGGCCAAGCGTAAAACCGCAAGCCGTCCTCGCTCCAAATCGAACGCACGGCAAATGGCAATGTCTTCAGATTGAAGTCACTATTGAGCGATACCAATTGACTGGCATAAGAAAAATCAATGTTCTCTGCCGCTGTCGCCCCGGTAGGCGGTAATGCCGTATCCGGATAACGGGGAAATAGCCCACCGAAGTTATCGATCTTGACTGGTTGCATGCGCTACTTATCGGTTGGGGTGTTGTATTGCTCGCGCAAGGCGCTATAGGCGTCTTGTAGCGCCTTCAATTGTTCGGCGTTGGGTTCGCAGACTTCGCGGTAGTTGCGGGCTGCGAGTTCAAGCTGTTCGCCACAGGAAGAATCAGCATACGTGGCGGTGCTGCCAGTGCCGAATCCAATGGCGGAAGACGTGGACAAGTTACTGCCGGTACTGGCGTAGAGCATGCCGACAGCAGCGCCAGGGACAGTACAGGTGCCAGCTTTCGCCAGCTTCGCTTTAAGCATTGCAATTTCATTTTCGGTATTCGCTTTCTGTGCATTGAGTTGATTGGTCAGGTTTGCACCCATCGTAGCCAGTGTTTCAGTTGCGACTTGCTCCTTATTTCGTGCCGTTTCTGTGTCGGACACGGTCACTTTCGCAACTGTGACTTGCTGCGCTTGCTTTTCGTATCGGTAACCCCAATACGCGCCCGCACTCACGCTGACGATGATGGTCAACACGAATGCGAGCCAGATACGTGGATTGAATAAATTCAGCATGTTTTTCCTTAATCGCCGTGGTGAATAATTTCGATCTTTGAGAAGCGCACGCCGTTCATGGCATAGCGTTGCGCGATCCACACTGGTTCTGGCAAGTCATGCACACCTTCATTTTTTCCGGTGTGATGTTCCTTGCAGAGCGCACGGCCATTGACACGCATATCGTCAACAAACAGATAGGGATCGGCTGGCCGGTACCATTTGGTTGCGGGTACCTGCTCGCCGCTATCTGGATCAGACCATGCTGGAACATCCTGCCAAGTCGCCCCAACTGAAAAGGTTTCCCAGTCGAAGTCAGGAAAATCCTTTCTGATCAGTGCGTCGGGTGAAAAATCGACTTCTTCCGCAAAGCTGCGTTCAATCGGGAAGTGATGCGCTTCAATCGGATGTCCGGTCTGTGCTGCGGTACGCTGGCAAATCCAGCAGCGGCCATCGACGCGTTCCAACAATTGCAGGCGGGATTTTTTGAATAGGTTGGTCGTCACGCGCGGCGCATGGCCTGGAATGAACACGTCTACCTTGAACGTGTCGACTTCTTCATGTACGGTTTCTACGGTCATTTCGTTACCTCTGTTGTTACGGGGCGCACACACCAGTCGCGCTCGAACCGGCGGCGGGCAAGCAAACCTGCTACCGGCTTGCCGTCCACGTTGTCCCAGGCGAGCAAGCCATTGCATGCGCCGACGTAATCGCCTGCATTGAGTTTCTTCAGCAAGGAAGATTTACAAAACGCTTCGCTGCCGACGTTGTAAGCAAACAGCGTGAAAGCGTCGTATTGGTTTTCATTGAGCGGGACGGTCGTGCATTGCAAGACTTCCTCACCCTTCGATTTGAGTTGTGTCGTCAGCAGCGCTTTGCACTCTGCCGGGGTGTAAGTCTTGCCCGGTACGACATCTTTCCCGGCATAGCCTTCACAAACCGTCCACACATCGCCGACATCGCGATAGGGAACGTAGCGCGTACCTTCCCATCGCGATGTCGCGGCGATCAGAGCCGCGCTGACGACGCCAATCAGCCACTTGTTTTTAAAGTTCATAGTCGTCGTCTTCCCTGTCTTCCCTGTCTTCCCTGTCTTCCTTGTTGATCTTGTAGCCCTTGTATTCGCGATACCAGTGCCAGCACTTGTACGAAATCAAGACCGTCAGGTAGATCAGCGTCGCCAGTTGCACCAATGCGGGAACCTCGATACCGGCGATGGTTGCGCCGGATACTGCGACAGGCGGGGTCGCTTTCAGCGCCATATCTGAAACCGTTTCTTTTACATCCATAGTCATCTTTAGCTAGTTGAAAAAATTGAAGACGAAAAAAAACCGCCCGAAGGCGGTTATGTGAAGTTGATGCTGATCAGGGATTGCGAATGTAGCCTTCAAGTACCGGCGAATTCTTGCAGTGATCCGTTTGTATCCAATCCAGCAATCGACATAGCAGGCATCCCCACTGTCGGCCTTCCTGCATCGCGCGGTAAGCACGCGTACTGATGTAATCGCCAATCTGCCCGTTGGTGACGATGTTGCCCAACAGGTCGTAACCGCAAGCTAGGTCAAACGCCTTTTGCGGAGCGAATATCAAGGCCCACAAAGCACGCGGAATTGCCAGGATCACCGTCAACTGGCAGAGGATCAGAATCAGTAAAATGCCGAAGCGTTTCAAAATCGAATTTGCTACTTGTTTCATGAGATTGTCCATCCTTGCGTAATGTCGAAAGCACCGATTGTTTGCGGCGTCAACGCGTCTATCTCATCGAGAATTTTCCATTTCGCGCGATAGGTCGCGCTGATGAAATTACCGACCGCCAAGCCAAGCGCCTGCATTTGCGCTGGCGTCATTGCATGCGTAACATCTTGCGCATCGCGGAAGCTTTGCACAGGACTTGTCACGCCTTGCCCCGCCAGGATCAATGCTTCCGTAGCTAATCCGTTGATATTGATACGGTCGCTGTATCCAGGTGGGTCTCTTGTCTGGATCGTTCCTACCACGGCGGTAATGGCAGGAGAGATGACCGTCACACCATCGTCTGCCAGTGTTGCCGGAATCTCCGGTGAGAACGTGTAGGGAAAACCGGCATATTGCATGATCAGTCTTTGCGCTTCCAGCGCATCGCGCAATGCCTGCTGCTGCTGTGTAAAGGTCGTCACAGATTGCGCTTGATCTGCGGGAGACAGGAAAATGATATTGTCCAAGTTATCGTGCCCTCAAATAGTTACTTGCCGGGCCAGCCGGAACGAACACCGAAGGAATTGGTGCGGCTGGATTGACTGTCGTGAGTGAATTTGTCGTTGTGTACACGTTGGGTAGCCCCGCTGGTGTAGCGTCGCCCGACACTTGCAGGTAATCAGGCGCGATGGAAAACGAAGCAAGACTATTCGGTGTCAGCATCAACGAATTGCGCGCCGTGTTCGAGATGGCTGCGGTATCGCCAAGTAGAAATGAACCGTTATATCCAAATACACGACGCAAATTGTTTGTTACCGTCGCAGTCAGACTGATATTCGTGACTGGAAAGGCATTCACAACCAGAGTCGGGCCATCGGTTGTACTCATCTTCCAAACATTCAATACGGTCGATGCTGTACTGTTGCTGATATACGCGTACACCAAGTAGGACACGCCCATCGATACCACTTCCCACATTGCGTAGCCTGATGGAGTACCCTGCATGCCGCTTGTTCCGCTGGAAATCAGCGGTATGGCTGTTCCGCCGAAATAGACATAGAGAGAGTTGGCGATGTTGTTATTCGCTACCGTCTGTATGACGTAGACGATTCCCCCAGAACTCAGGACATCCAGTCCCGACACCGAAGCAGTCTGGTTCGCCGTTCCGGTCGCATACGTCGCGATGTTCGTCAGAGAATTGGTTGCGATACTGGGAATCGTACCAATCGCAACTTGAGGTTGCGCGCTAGTGGTGGAACCGCTGATGACCCAAGCAGGACTCGCCAGCACGTAAGCATTTAATAGTCCACTCCATTTTGGCGTACAAACATTGCCGCTTGGTTGCCCCGGTAACGTGTAACCCTGCACTGTGGTGCTGCTGGTGGATATACCGCTGGTCGTTCCATATGCGCTACCAATGATGCCGTTGGTGATCGATCCACCGTTGTACGAAAATACAGGTAAATTCGACACCTGCTGCAAATAGTTGCCGGAAGAGTTCTGCATCGCCACCCAATACAATCCTGCACCCGCTGCGATCAACATCGGAGACGACAAGATATATTGCGTAGCGGTTTGTGCCGCAATGCCGATGTATTGCGACACAGGTACAGCAGGACAAGATAGCGTCGTCAGCGCGGCATTGAGCTTGAACAGGAAAAACGTGTAGTCGTAAATCGACGCGCCGCTATAGGTCAACACTCCCGCACCCGCATAGTAGGCTCCGTTCCAGTTGGCGACACCAGACCAT